TGCTTGTCTCAGCCTTCTCGTCCCAATGCCTCATTAGCCCTGCGGCCTTCCTGTCTGCATCCTCGCCAAGCGTTGCCGGTGCATTTATCGGCAGCTCTGGCGTTACCTCATCCCATCCATCCTTCATCACTTCACCCCTTGTAAATATTTCTCTATCAACGCCCAGGCATCATCGCCTGATCGCGCCACCAAACACAGGTAACCCTCGGCGTTTAGCCTGCGGGCAATATCCTTCTGCGCAGCGGCCACGGTCCCCACGTCCGTCTTCATCTCAACAAAAAGCCCATGGAACCCATTAGAAGCCCTCAGGACGCATAAATCAGGCATACCCCTAAGTACCCCCTCACTATGCATCGAAACCCTCTCCTGAGCCGTCCTAGAGCCCCCATTCGGTATCGCCGCTATAACCACGTCCGGATAGAACGCCCGCACCTTGGCCACCACCTTCGCCTGCTCGGTGTGCTCCCTGCGCCTTGACCTTAATCCCACCATGGTGTTGCCTCCTCGTTTATGACACCTGCATCAATTTTACTGATGTAGCTTGGGCAGCGGTGCATCAGCCCAGCCGGCATGGCCAGCAGCCCGTCCACGTCACAGTGCCTGCGCTTGAACCTCACCCTCGCCCAATCGTTGCTGACCACCGCCGTTTCAAACATCCACCTGTTCGCCGGATGGTTCACCTTCCTCAACTTTTCCATTTCTCCGGCCGGCATTGAGATGCTGTCCTGCACCACATCCATATGTCCACACGACTCGCACAAAACCCTGTCCTCCACCCATCCCCCAACCTCCACCACCCCACTACCCAGCCTGTGGATAACTTTTTCCATCTCTTCCCCCTTGATAGTGCAAAGTTGATTGGACGTCCGTAAGCCATACGTCCACATGTCCGATCAACTTTTGATACCCACAAACAACCATGCTTGCCTGTGGATAACCTGTGGACAAGTCCACAGGGTTATCCCCATTCGGGCATCTGCGTCGATCGGACCGTCCTATCGCCGTCCTATCGACGTCCACATGTCCGATCGACTTTTTAAGCCGCACACTCATGACAACCTGACCCACTCATTCATACTCGAAGTGGGCGCAAACCTGTGGAACACGGCCTCGATTACCGCCTTCCTCACGTCCCCCCTGGACGACCCAGGCACAGCCGCCAGCACGTCTGCCATGTCCAACCTCGCGCAGCCAGACATATCAGACGGCGGTTTCCTGGACGGGTTCTTGCCCCTACGCATCACCAACCCGTTTGGGCTGTGGTTAATGACAGACTGTACATAAATACATGCCTCATCTGCCCTATCCTGCGACCGCTGGCCCTGGCGCTCAGACGACGCCTCCGCCGCCTTGCGCTCGCGCTGCTCAGCCGATGAGATAAGTGGCGTCATGACCCGGCACACCGTCTCGACTAAGTCACCCTCCGGCGACGTGGCCAGCGCGGTGAAGGTCTCGGTCGTGAACTCAATTTCATCAAAGTCAGGCTCGTACCGGCGCTTGATGAGCCGCATGTAGCGTGATCCATCCTCGTCCGCAAATATGACGGCGGTGCCGGTAGCGTCGCCCGTGAAGGCTGATGCACCCCTGGCCATGGCGTCGCTGTCGGTGCGAGATATCTGCTTGTTCATGTGGGACACGATGGCGATGGGCGTGTCCAAGATGGTGTAGATGGTCTGCTTCAGGCCGGACATGTACGCGCCGACCTCACTGTTGTCGTTCTCGTTCTCTAGGGCTAAGGTCGCGTTGGCTGTGTCGAGTATCAAAAACGGCCTGGTGCCGTCTATGGTGTGCTTGATGACGTTCTGCTCCAGCAGCAATATCTCCGGCAGCGTTGAGCGCTTGGCGCGGATTATGACGACGCTGTTGATGATTAGTTGTGGGTCTATCTTGAAGTGCCTTGAGTAGCCGTACAGCCCCCTGATGAGCTGGTCCGCGTCCTCTGTGACGATGACAATCTTCCTTGGCTTGGATGCGTTTATGGCTTGGTCTGTGAGGCAGTTTGTGATAGTCATCATCAGCGACATCAGTACCGTGGTCTTACCAACGCCGGGTTGTCCGGCAATCACCCACAGCCCGTGGGCCAGGAACCCGTCGATGATGTAGCGCACAGAGGGCAGGTGGTCTAGGTTGTAGTCCATCTCCTGCCAGCCGGTTGTTGGCTCTGGCTGTGTAGTTAGCTGCGTGTCGGGCTGCTGTGTGTCGGGCTGCTGTGTGGCCTGCTGTCGCTGCATAAAGTCCTGCACCGCCGTGCGCTGCTCAGACTGCGTGGTCGGTTGTGTGTAGCCGTGCTGCTTGGCCATGTGAAATAAAGTGCCGAGGCCAACGCCCTTTGATGCGTTAAAGCTCTTCCAGTGACTGTCAAGGTCCTTAGCGCCCTGATACTTCTCACCCTGCTGCGACCATCTGGACCATACGTCGTGGCCTTGGTCACCGAACCCGTCGTGCAGCGCCTGGCCGAGCTGTATCCACTCGGCGTAGTCCACGTCCGGCGAGATGTGGCGCAACGCGGCCTCGGCCTTTGACAAGTCGTCAGACGGGTTGGAGTAGTTGACCAGAAGTAAGGGCTGGAGTTTTTTCTGCTCAGGCTCAGACTTGATGCCAAGCTCTTGGATAAGGGCTGCGACGTCTACGTCCTGGTCGTTGATGGCGTCTTGGGTCAGCATGTCGCCAGTCAGCATTAGCGACTTCTTTGGGCTGTTTGGCTGGCCAAAGACCTCAATCTCTTGGTGGTCCTGCAGCTTGTACTTGGGAAGTATGTCGGTGGATGGCTTGGACAGGAAAATGACGTGGCGGCCCTTCTTGCTGTAGCTGCGCTCAGCCATGTGGCCGTGGTCCTTGGCCCACTTGGCCAGTCGCTGTATGCGCATGTCGGTGGTGGACGTGCTGCGCTTGAGGTCCACGTCAAGCACGGTCAGGACTGCCAAGTCAAACATGTCTGTAAGAGGCTCGTGCATGTACAGGCCCCAGTAGTTGTTGTCCGGCAGTCTGTCGTGCGCCCTGACCTCGTCTGGCGTGTACAGGTCTGCCTTGTCTGTCTCCATCGAGACACCAGGTCCGGCCTTAGAGCGCGGCAGCTTGCGGCCGTCGTCTGTCGCGGTGAACAGACAAAAATATGCGTTTGGGCACATATCTGCAATCGCTAAGGCCACCCTCTTGCTGCCGTCTACTGATAAAATTGTTTCTGAACTTTGGTTCATTACGTGTTCTCCTTTACGGTTATGCCCAGTGGCTTCCACCACTGGGTATTTTTTTATGTTTTGGCACGCACCAGGCTTGATACGGACTGCTTCTCGCCGATCATGCCATCCGGCAGTTGGATGCCCAACTTTAAGATGGCAGCAGGTGACTTTAACTTCCAAGCGGTAGGGTCATCCTTCAAGACCTCCTCGACCATGGCCGGGGCACTCCAGAACTTCGTGCGGCTCCCATCACGCATGGCCCACCCTTGGATCGGTGAAGTGGTTATCTGGCGTTTTGCGGCCTCTATAACAGCCTCAGACCACGTCGCGACCACGTGTGCAAGCTCAAGCGTCTCTGGTGTGACCAATGTGTCGCAGTCTGTGTCCTTCCCCTCAAAGTCCAGCCTGGCTGCCTCGGTTGCCTTCTCCCTAAGAGCCGGGCAGATGGTCTTGGCGCGGCAGTACTTACACTGCTTCTCCCCTGGGTTGGTTGGGCCGTTGTCTGACAGCGCCAGGTCGGCTGATGCCGTGATCTGCTCGCCGTGTTGGATTAGCCGCTGGCCAGTGGTTTCCCACCGTGAGCTGCCGGTCCTTGGCTGGAAGATGTGCAGCACCACCTCGATGGTGTCCGGTGCATTGAGCTGGCGCATAGCACCCAGCGCGTAGGTCATGAGCTGCAGGTTTTCTTCCGCATCGACCGGCACGCGTCCGGTTTTTAGGTCAACAACGTGCAGCGTGTTGCCGTCGACTATGACCGCGTCTGCGGTACCGCCAAGGGCTGAGTGCAGGGACTTGAGGCCCTTGTCAACGTTGACCTCGATCAGCTTCTTGCGCGGGTTCTCGGCGATGGCGTCGATGTACTTGATGTAAGCCTCTGCCATGTCCATCTGGTCTTGGTCGTATTTAGCGTAGTCGATGACGTCGCCGCGCATCAGGTGCTCCGCCAGCTCGTGGACGTCGGTGCCGTACTGAGCCGCTGGCCCTGCCTGCTCGTAAGGCATCTTTGCCTCTAGGCGCACAGAGCCTGGGCACGGCATGAACCGCTCGGCCCTACTGGCCGACAGCCTGGCGTGTTTGCGTGTGGTGTGTTCGGTTGTCATAGTGCCTCCATGTAATTGACTTCTATCTCGCCCTTCATCATCTTCGTCGTAAAGATATTCCTAAAATCTGGATACGCCACCTTCCAAAGGCGGGCATAAAAAGCGATGTGGTTGTTGCTAATCTTGAAGTCGTGGCCGGTGGTAATAATTGACACCTCCCACCTGATGCGGTTAACGATCAGCCAATGGCTAATGTGCTTCCTCCCAGAATGGGCTGCTTCAAGAGAAAATTGCTTGAAGTATCCCCAAACCCTTGGGTTTTCCCGGTGCCAATCCAGCCATATTTCGTACTTGCGTAAAAAATCTACTTCACTGGTGGTCATTGGTTCACCTCAATAAGTTTTGTTAAGTAGTGCTGCGCTTTCTTTAGGTCCTCCAGCCCGCCCTTGTCCTTCCAGCGGCTCACGTACTTGACGACGTTGCCTTCTAGGTAGCCCAACTGGTTGGATGCGATGTAGTCCCACGGCTGTATTGCCTTGGACTTGTAGTGACTGCCGCCGACCTGCTGGGCGTTGGCCAACGCCTGGAACGCCTCTTCCTCCTCCTCGGTGGCCACCATGTCGATGGCCATCTTCATCGCCATAGCTGGCACCACCGGCAACTCCGGCTTTGGCACATACGGGAAGGCGTTGATGTCCTTAATGATCTGCCTGCGCATCTGGCCACGGATGGCCGAGACAAACGATGAGGTGGTGCCAAGGTCCTTGGCCAGCAACTTGTTGCGCAGCTTCGGGTTGTTGGCGATGGCGGCTCTGATCTTGCCGCTTATGCTGTTGGGGTCTTTCTTGCGTGTCATTGTGATTTCTCCTTCGGGTTAAATGATCTGGTCTATAACTTGCAGCTTGCGCAGCACCTTGGCCAACACGTTGTGGTCAAGTGATGCGCGGATCGTGAGCATATAGACCATGGGCCGGAATGACCCCTTGCTCACGTTTTCGATACGGCTTGACGCCTGCTCCAGTGCAGACGTCTGCCAGGTTGCTTCAACAAACACCACGGTGTCTGCTGCTGACAGGTCAACGCCCTCAGACATACTGGCGATATTGCCGACGATGACCTTGGACCGGTTGGCCTGAAAGTCTGCGATGTACTCGTCGCGTTTTTTCCTCGGCGTGTCGCCGGTGATTGACACCGGCTTGTGGGCCTTCAGCCCCTCCACCAGTCCGGCCACCACGTCCTTGTGGTGCGCGAACACGACGACCTGGTCTTGCGACTCAAGCAGGTTGTTGATGAACTCCACAGACGGCTTGATCTTGCGCATGCCGGCCTCTTTCATAACTTCAGACAGGCCTTCGATGGCCATCAGCGCGCTTGGGTTTTCGACCAGCGCGTCTACGTCAAAGTCACGCTCACGCTTGTCGACTGGCAAGTCAAAGGTGATGAGCGACACTTGTGGGTTTTGGTAGTCCGTGAACACGTTTTCTTTCTTGCGCCGCAGGACGTGTGGGATCATGAGCGCCTTCAGCTCCGGCAGGTTTGATGCGCCGGACACGTCCAGCCCCCATGGAGCTGTCCACATGCGTGCGTAGCGCGTGGCAAACTCGTAGTAGCCGTTGCGGTAGATGCCCAGTGCGTGAAGCATTGGCCACAGCTCGATGGGGCGGTTAGGTATCGGCGTGCCAGACAGGCAGTAGACGCGCTTGATCTCCTTCATCGCGGCCATGCAAGCCTTGGTGCGCTTGGCCTCTGGGCTTTTGATCCGGTGGCTCTCGTCGCACACCATGGTCCCAAACTTCTTAAACAGGGTCGGGCTGATGTACTGCACCACGTCGTAGTTGACAACAACAACGTCGCACAGGTTGATGTCTTGCGCCTCTTTCCGGCCATTCACAACTGTCACCTTGAGGTCTGGGTTGACGGCGTTGAATGCGCGCTCCCAGACCGTCTTGGCGATGGCTGGGCACACGATAATGGCCGGCAGGTGCTCGGCTGCAGCCGCCGCCGTAGGCAGCGTCTTGCCAACCCTTGGCTGGTCCGCAAGTATTGCCCGCTTGGTCTTTAATAAAAAGTCTTTAGCGACCTGCTGGTGTGGGTAGAGCTGCATACGTTCCTTCGTTTTGATCGTTTGATTTGCATGTAGTGTATCAGGGTTTAAAAATGTTTTAAAGTGTGTTACATTAATTGCACTCATCCGGCTTGGATGGGCATAGCGATCAAAACGATCAAAACGAAAGAACGACATGACAACACGAGTAGTAACCGACAAGGTCCGCTTCAGCTTCTGCAACGTATGCAGCCCACGCCGCAATGAGTTCAACGGCAAGGACGAGTTCTCAACACAAATCCTGGTGGCCAAGTCAGACACCACCACGGTGGCGGCCCTGAAGGACGCGGCCAGGGCGGCGTTGGCAACAAAGTGGGGTGACAAAGTGCCGACCAAGGTGCGTAACCCTATGCGCGATGGCGACACCGAGACAAAGGGTGACGGATCAGCTTTGGGTCCAGAGTACAAGCACCACTTCTTCATGACCGTCAAGTCAAGTAAGCGGCCAGGCATCATCGACTCCAGCGGCGTTGAGCTGCTTGGGTTAGACGACGTGGCATCTGGCGACTGGGGCCGCGTGTCACTGAACGCCTACGCGTATGACGCAGCTGGCAATAAGGGTGTGAGCTTTGGCTTGAATAACGTGCAGCTCATGAGCAAGGGTGAGTCGCTGGGTGGTGGCCGACCAAGTGCCGCAGCCGACTTCGGTGTGGCCACATCAACAACAGCAGCACCCGTCGCTGAAACGGTAGCCGATGACGACAACTGGTAAACGGCTGGTGGGCGTCTACCTCGACCCAGGTAAACTGGCAGAGGTAGACGCCTTGGCGTCTAGGTTTAGATGGTCACGGTCTGGGCTGCTTCGGCACGCCCTTGACCTGGCCCTGCTGGATTCTTTGCAGCAATCAGCTCTGCCAGTGCCGTCTCCAATGCCTCCACGGACTCATACAGCGGACGTGCGCGACCCTTCAGCCAGCGACTAGCCTGGCTTTGGTGTATGCCCGCATGCGCGCAGATGGCGGTCATTGTTATGCCGAGCGGCTTGGCTTGATCTTTGATGCGCTGTATAGGGTTCATGCATGAATTTTACATTGACTGCAATAACTGGTTGACGGCTTGCATAAAAGAGTCCATGATTCGTTATACGCACCTTGCGTACATAAAGGAAAACAGAATGAACACAGAGCAATACATCAAAGCCCTCAACGCACACGACTGGTCGTTTGAGTGGTCCGACGACGACACAGTCTGGAGGCGCGGGCGCCAGCAGCGGGCCGACCTCAACGCAGCGCGCCCATTACTGGACGCGGATTACGCGATCTGGAACGCTCATTGCGAGCACCACTACGTGGTGGTGGCGTCATGAGCAAATTCGCACGAACAATGGACCAGGCGTTTCCTGGCCACGGCAACTACGCCTACGCCATCAGCACAACACGGCCCAAGCTGATGCGCCGCATGGCCAAACTTCTTGGGTACGCGGCCATTGTTGCCGCTGGCCTGGCTCTCATGCTGTCGTATTTCGACATACTCGTAAAGTAATCTATGTCTAAATTATTAGAATCTTCGGAGTTCCTCTACACCCACCTGCAAAACATTACCGTCGGGGCAGCGGCGCTGGAGCGGGCGGCGGTTCATATCACAGACCACAACGTGCGTATGCGCACCTTCATGCTGCGCATTGTTGACCCAGAGGACTTGGGCCATGCGGTCACTGATGAAGTCCGCAGACTGGCTGGCGCGTTGCTGACAATGGACAGTGGCAATGGGCGCTCGTGATCGAATCTTGGCACTGTGTGATGGCACCAGGTCATCCACAGTCTTGGCCGCCCAGGCGTTTTGTGACCGGTCTTATGTGTGCCGCATCCTACTAGCCGGGCAGAGGTCTGGCAGCGTGTACGTCAGCGGCTGGGAAAAGACGCCAACTCGCAACCGCGCGCTGTACATGTTTGGTGTTGGCGAGAATGTGGCTGAGCCTCGGTCGTCCAGCACCATGCGTGTGCGGGCCATGCTGGAGCGCATGTCCGCAGACGACAGGGACCGCTGGCGCAATAGGACCAACACCCGCCGGCGTAAGGTCAAACAGGACCCGCTGGTTCGGGTGTTTTTTGGAGGTGAGAGATGATTAGAAATTATTGCGGGTTATAGCCCACCTCTGGGAATTGAAACCTCATTTCGCTCAAGAATACTGAGCAAGCCTTCATTGCCGGGGAACACGACAAAGTTACTGGTGTCTGCTTGGAGTACTTGTCAAACGCGTCTGTGTTCTGGCCATACTCGCCAGACTCCATCTGCTTGTAGATGCTATACGGCACGCTGCCGACCATGGATGCCAAGTTGGTGACACCAGACAGGCCAAGCTCTCCAGCTCCAAGCAAATACTCAAGCGGGTTGCGTGCGTTAAATACGGGCATTTACTTCTTCGCTTTCTTTACGGTCTTGGCTGCAGCCTTAAATGCCTTGGCGGTTGGTGCGCCGGCGGCGCCAGGCTTGCGCATGGTCTCCTTACTGCCGGCTGCGATGCGTTTTTGTTTTGCTTGGATGTTGGCGTAAAGCCCCTTGCTTGGCATAGTCGTCTCCTTTGGTTGGATTTATCGGTCTAAAAAGTATCCGCTAGACTGGCCACCAATTACGCCGGATTGGACGAGTTGCTGTCGCTGTGCATCGTTGAGCTGGTTCAACGCCTCGCGCAGCTTGGTGAAGTCGGCTGGGTTTCGTGACAACAACAGCCTGCCTATCTCGTTCCGTACTGGCTCCGGAACCTGCACTCGGCCCAGTCGGTTTGAGGCCGACTGCACTATGCTTGGAGACGCCATACCCGTCTTGGCAGCCACACCCATTTCTGCGGCTTCTCCAAGTACCTGTAGCGGCGACTCGCCAAGGTCAGCTTGGCCAGCTAGGCGCTCTGCCGTCTTAGAGCCTTTGCCGACAGACTCAAACGGCTTCATCTTGCCCTCCTGCAGCAATGTGGCCGCAAAGCGCTTGTAGTCATTTCCAAAAATCTGCTTTAGACGATCCGAGGTGTTTGGCTCTTTCCAAAACTTGGATAAACGAGTCCGGCCGCCCTCTGTGCCGGCGACCTCGCGCAATGACTGCACCGCACCAAGGCGGAACGCATCCATCTCGCTCTTGGTCATTGCGGCCATGGCGTCCGTTAGGTCGTCAATCTTTAGCTTCATAGCGCCGCGACCGACCTCTACAGCATCCAGCAACTTGGATGGCCCAGCGAACGCATCTAGAGCTTGTGAGTATGCTGATTTTCCTCCTACCTTGGGGGAAATTTCTTTTAATTTCTCAACCAAGCTGGCCGCAGCGCCAGACGCGACCCTGTTTGTGTTGGCCTCGCCAGCGCGCTTTGCGGCGGACGCAATGTCATCAAGTGATTTTTTCAGGGTATCTAAAACCCGCATTGGCACAGGGTCGCCAACCTTGAGGTTTGATAGGTCAACCAAGTTGCCGGTCTCCATGCGCTCCAGCTTTTGGGCTTTGCTTTGCGCGTCCGATGCGCGCCGCAGCAGCGCGTACATGCCATCATCAACAGTTACAGTGGCTGTATCCACGACTTTATAGAACGGTGCGGATGACAACTTTCTCTCATCAATCAAACTTTGGACAGTGCCGCGCACGTCTATCGCTTTGCGGCCCATTACCTGCTCCGCCCCAGACAATATGCGCGGACCAGCGGTAGACTGTCGCTGGCGGATGGCCGCGTCAACAGCCTGCTGCGTGCGACCAGGCATTGTGGCGGTGGTGTCAAGTAGCGAGCGAGTTGGCGCAGAGACGTCTGCAATCCTACCCTGCGAGCCAAGGGCACGCAGCTTTGCTTGCGCTTGGTTAAGTGGGTCTGCACCAGGCACCTCTGGCATGCCGCGCGTAATGGCCTGAGCCACCTTTTGCGCCGCATAGTTTTGAGCTTCCGGCGGCAGCACGCGACTAGCAATCTGGCGAACGCCTACGCCAACAGCGGGTATGGCGGCTTGTGTGGCCCCAGATAATACAGAGCCTACAGCTGCGCCAGTGCCGACGTCGGAATAAAACCGTGGGTCATCTAAGCCGTACTCACTAGCTCCGGCGGAACTTAGGCCGCCAAAACCAGCGCCAGTTACACCAGCCCTTGCGAGACGCCCAGCCATTGACATGTTGCGCGCCTGTCCGATGCCAGGGATGGCCATCAGTGGCAGACTTGCAGCAGCCTGTAAACCGATGGTTTTTAATGCCCCCTGCTCTTGGGCCAAAGACGCTTGCTCGCCGCGGATCAAGTCTCTGCCCTGGCGGTATGCCTCTGGGATAGACACACCTTCACGAATAGCCTTTGGTATTGCGGTGGCAGCCCCGTATAACTCGTCGTAAAACCCAAACGTCGGACCCTCTAATGCAGAGCTGACAACTCGCTCAGAAGTTGGGCTTTTCTCTCCAGCCCTAAACTGGGGTGATCGAGACAAAAAATCCACAATGGCGGATGGTTGGACGTTATCCTGCAGCGCCTTTTGAACCCCAGGTCCAACATCTTCTAAGCCCGCCAAGTACTTTACGATTTTCTCGTCCGGGACACCGTCGGCCCTGGCTTTTGCGATGCCATCTTGAATGTTTGCCATTACTAGTCCTTATTCGTTGGGATGAAGTACGAGCCAATGTCTTTGCCAGCTCCGCCGTTTTCAAGCTGGCCCATCACATTACTGTAAAACGATCCGGCGTCCACGCGTGGGCCTATGTAACCGGTCAATGTACCATTTATGTCAATATAATCAACCATAGACTGTTTGGCTAATGCTTGCCCCTGTAGCTGCTCCATCAACATAGCAAGCCTGCGTGCGTTAACTTCGGGTTCCAATTGCGGGTTAAACGCCCTAGCAATCATTTGAGAGCCTTCCTTTTCAGTAAACTGAGTACCCATGACTTCTTTCATGCTTTGCTGCACCACGCCTGCCACATTCTCTTGGGCATCTACGGCGTTGGGGTTGGTAAACGCCTGAACAAATCCAGGGATTAAACCAAGCACTGGACCTGACACTTGCTGGCCGGATGCAATGGATTGAAGCACGCCGCTAATTTGCGTAATGTTGCGCGCAGCGTTGACGTTGCCACCGGCTTTCCAGTCAACGTATGCTTGCGCAAAATTTTCGTCCACAGCCTTACCCATTGGCGTCATGCCCTCGGGGATGCGAACTACGTTGGAACTAGCTCCGGCCTTAGCCCTTGCATTTTGGAATTGCTCAAGTGTGCCGCTGTAGCCTTGTTGTTTGGCGTACTCATACTCTTGAATACCGGATGTTGGCTTGTTAAATGGCGTTGCCCCTGGCACCACGCGCCGCGATCCATTGGTACCATAAACCACCTGCACTGGATTTCCTCCAGGGCCCATCTCTGTAATCGGGTTGCTAAATGTCTCACGCTGACCTGCAGCCTTGACCAGCATTTTTTGCTGATCCGGGGTAGATAGTAGTGGGAACAGCTTGACCTGCTGGTCATTCAGGCCAAACATGCCATTAGAAGTCTGACCCTGCATGCCAGGCTGCATGCCAGGCATGCCAGTCTGCATACCCGGCATGCCAGGCTGCATACCCGGCATGTCAGGCTGCATACCCGGCATGTCAGGCTGCATACCCGGCATGCCAGGCTGCATAGCTGTTGCAGACGACTGTGGCATAGCACCTAGTGTTATGTTGCTGGGGTCTGGGGTTTGCATCTGCGTAGGTGCTGACCCCTGCATCCCACCGGAGATCATGGCGTTTAAGGCTTCTTTGCGCTTCTGCTCGCTACGATACTCCTCAATCTTCTGCTTGGTCAGCATGCCCTGCACAGCGTTTTGGCCAGCCTTGCCGTAAGCCTCTTGGCCAGACAAAAACGCACCACCCAAGGCTTGGCCAAGGTTGGTGGGTGTGGTGGACGGCCCACCGGCCTGCAGCAGCTTGGCGGCCATGGTCATCATGGTCTGCTGCTGCATGCGCTGCTTTTGCTCGTCTGTCAGCAGGTCGCCGTATACATCGCCGCCGCCGAACATGCCGCCGAACATGCCGCTATTGCCGCCATCACCGCCGCCAAACATATCCATAAATCCAGCCATATTATTTCCCCATGAGTTGCATTAGGCCGCCCATAGGCATGCCTTGTTGTTGGGCGCCAGGTTGACCGGCCTGCATCATCTGCATGGCCATCTGCTGCATTTGTTTTTGCTTCATTAGGCGCATGTACTCATCCTGCGTCATCGCTGAGCCTTGTCCCATTTGGCCACCCATCGCCGAGTTGGCCATCATGGAGCCATCAGGCATCCGATGCTGGCCGCCCTGGCCGCCCTGGCCCCGCTGCATCATGGCCATCTTCATGACGTCTTGCATATTAAAGCCTTGGTTCATATCATCCCCTTACAGTAAGCCTAGCAACGCGCCGCCGGCGGCGCCCATCGGGCCAAACATACTGTAGCCGCCCATAGCGCCGCCAAGTATATTAGCGCCGGTGTTTCGGTACATCGGCTGCGTGGTGCTGCCACCCAGGTTGGCCGGCTGCAAGCCCAATGCGCCTTGCATAATGCCCAAGCGCTCCAAGTTCAAATTGCGCTGTGCGTCAAGCTGCTGCTGCGCTGCGGCCTGTCGCTGCTGTCCAAGGCCCATCATCGCTTGGCCGCCTTGGTACTGGCCGGCTGTCTGCGCTTGGCCCATCTGCCCCAGCTGCTGGGCTGCGCCCATTCTGAACTGCGCGCCCTGCATCCCAGCAGCCTGGTTGGCCAGTTGTGCCTGCTGGCCCAGACCAGCGTTGAACTGGTTCATCTGGTTCATGGCAGACTGGTTAGACAGCGACGCAGTGTTCATTGCACCGGCACCAAACTGCCCCGCTTGGTTTAACGCGCCCATGTTTGACAGACCAGCCTGCTGCATGTTACCAGCGTTGAACTGCGACATCTGGTTGCGAGCTGCGGCGTTTGTCAGCGATGCTTGGTTTGCTGCAGACTGGTTGGACAGCGCAGCAGTGTTCATCGCGCCAGCGCCAAACTGGCCCGCTTGGTTTAACGCGCCCATGTTTGACAGACCAGCCTGCTGCATGTTACCAGCGTTGAACTGCGACATCTGGTTGCGAGCTGCGGCGTTTGTCAGCGATGCTTGGTTTGCTGCAGCCTGGTTAGACAGCGACGCAGTGTTCATCGCGCCGGCACCAAACTGCCCCGCTTGGTTCAACGCGCCCATGTTGGTCAAGCCTGCCTGCTGCATGTTACCAGCGTTGAACTGCGACATCTGGTTGCGAGCTGCGGCGTTTGTCAATGCTGCTTGGTTTGCTGCAGATTGATTGGATAAAGATGCAGTGTTCATCGCTCCAGCGCCAAACTGCCCCGCAGCGTTTAGCGCTGCAGCGTTTGATAGTCCAGCCTGCTGCATGTTACCAGCGTTGAACTGCGACATCTGGTTGCGAGCTGCGGCGTTTGTCAATGCTGCTTGGTTTGCTGCAGATTGATTGGATAAAGATGCAGTGTTCATCGCTCCAGCGCCAAACT